TTGTCCAGAACAATCCGAAACGCTGGCTCTATGCCCCGAAGAAACCATCCGCCTGCTTGAGATGCACATTCGCGCGCACCGTCCCACGAAAGAACAGGCTGCGCAGGCTCGAAAAACATATTTCCGCTCTGGCGCAATCCACCCGGTGTTTCGATCCATGTCCACGGGGTAATGCACTGGTTGCCGGCCCGAAGCAAGACCTCTCGATAGCTCTTCCCGGCCGCGTGGAACTCCATCTGCTTCGGATACGGCCGATACCGAGATAGTCGATTATGGGATTGGTCGTGCGCTTCGGCCCCCAACAGCGCCAGCAAGCTGGATTCAATGGCTGGTGACGACAAGTCCAATCTCCTGAGCTAGCTCGATGATCCGACGCCGCCGGGTTTCTGAATCCATCATGCCCGGCGGTGTTTCCGCGCCCTCATGAGCGGACGCCTCGCCGGTTTGGCGAATGCGTAGCGTCTCTGCCAGCAATTTCGCCAGTTTCGCTAACTCCATGTTTCGCTTGAACAGCGCGTCATACCACAGATCCGCGTGCTCGTCCCATTCCGCCAAGTGACGCTGCTTCATGGCCGCGCGCCGGGCGGCATCGTCTTCGGCGGCGGCGGAAGCAGCTTCACGATGCGCGCGCTTTTCAACCGTCAACGGATGCATTTCATCCGAAATGCCCAGTTCTAGCTGCTTTGACATATTAATGTTGACTAAAAATAAATATTAGCTATATATTAATTACAGATAAGGAAGCAGTAAATGGTATCGCGTCCCATCTGAGCGCGTCTCCGCCGCCGGCCGCGACAGGCCCGGAACCCACGGGATCAATCCTTCTGGAGTTTCTAGTTATGGCGGTTACGAATTTTGCGGCGCTCACGTCGCAGCAAAAAATCGTCTGGGCGCGCGATATTTGGCAATCCGCCCGCGATCAAATGTTTATCAAGCGGTTCCTGGGGACGGGGCCTAACTCGATGATCCAGCGCATCACCGACCTCACCAAAACCGAAAAGGGCGAACAGGTGCTGATGCACCTAGTGGCCGACCTGACCGGCGATGGGGTGATCGGAGACAACGAACGCGAAGGGTTCGAGGAAGCGATGCAGAGCTATTCGCTGGCTCTGAATATCGACCTCATCACGCATTCGGTTCGAAATAAAGGCAAGATGTCCGACCAGAAAACGGTCATCAACTTCCGCTCGACCGGCCGCGACCGCTTGGCGTACTGGCTGGCCAACCGCATCGACCAGCTCGCATTCCTCACGATGTCCGGCATCAGCTATGCGTACTTCAACAACGGCGCGGCCCGTACCGGCAGTCCGTTCCCCACGCTGTCTTTCGCGGCTGACGTGTCGGCTCCGACTACGCTGCGGCACCGGCGCTGGGATGTCAGCACCACCAATACCCTGGTGGTGGGCGATACGACCGCCGTAGCTGCGACCGACGTTCCAAGCTACGAAATGATCGTCCAGCTCATCAGCTACGCGAAGACTCACTACGTGAAGCCGTTGATGGATGGAGGAAAGGAATACTACGTCCTGCTGATGCACCCCCAGTCTATCGCCAAGCTGAAGCTGGATAGCAACTACATCACTGCGGTCACTCGTGCCGGCGGCAGCGGCGAAAGCAACCCGTTTTTCTCGGGAGCGGTAGGGAAAGTGGATGGCGCGGTCATTCACGAGCATCGTCTGGTCTTCAATACCCTGGGGGCGGCCAGTGGATCGAAATGGGGAGCCGCTTCCGCCATTGACGGTACTCGCACCTTGCTTTGTGGTGCCCAGGCTCTGGGCATGGCTGATCTTGGCCCGCCGGAGTGGGAAGAAAAAACCTTCAACTACGGCGCGCAGCAGGGTATCAACGTAGACAAGATGTTCGGGCTGCTGAAGCCTAAATTTCACAGCATCTATGACGGTGCGGTGGAAGACTTCGGCATCGTCGCTTGCGACCATGCGATTTAAGGAGGTGACGACATGACTATCAGTCAGAATGTAAACCGCCAGCAATCGCGCTGGGCCACGGTCGATGTGAGCTATTCCGCGCTGACTTCCGGTGCCGCCGCCGATGCGATCCAGTTGCCGGTCGGAGCGGTAGTGGTGGGTGGCGCGGTGGTGGTGAATACCGCGTTCAACTCGGCCACTTCCGATGCACTGGTGGTTGGCGACTCGGCCAGCGCCAACCGCTACAAATCTTCGTTCAGCATCGCCGCCACGGGGAGAACGGCGCTGGTGCCCACCGGTTATTTGACGTTGAGCACGACCCGCACGATTAAAGTCACTTGGACCGGATCGGGAACCGCTCCGTCGGCGGGATCGTTCCGCCTTGAGGTCGAGTACATCGTGCCCGGTCGTGGCGACGCGGTGCAGGAGTAAGGAAATGCTCTGGAAATCTCCCACTCAAGACGTGATCCATATCGGCTTGACCGACGGCACGGCCATCGCAATCGGTCCTGAGCCGCGCGAAATCCCGCCCAAGTTCGAAAGCCATGCGCTATCCGCTGGCGCGGTGGTGGCGGACAACGGCAAGCGAAGAGGGCGGCCCCCACGCGAGCAACAACAGGTCACCGCCGATCAGTCTCAGGAGCGCGTGGCGGCCACCGATCCGTTGCCGGATGACGCTGATACCGCCCCAATAGAAACCGCCATCGAGGACGGCGATGACTCTGGCTGAGCTAATCGCCGCGTTTCGGCTAGAATCCGATGACCGGGTAACGCCGTATCTATGGAGTGATGCGGAGATCGCCGGCTACCTCGCGGAAGCGGAGAACGAGGCGTGTATCCGGGCACGCCTCTTGTTCGACGAAACCACAATCGGCGTGGCATCGCTGGCGGTGGTGTCCGGACAATCATGGCTGAATTTGCATCCGTCGATTTTGCGCGTTCTTCGGGCACGGCTGGCGTCCGGGAACTGCCCGTTGGCGCTGACCTCTCCCGATGAGCTGGATCGGATGTCCAGCGACTGGGAGAGCCAGACCGGGACGCCACGACTGATCTACGTGGCCGGTTCAAAGTTGCGGCTGATCCCGCAACCGGATGCCACGGACACGCTGTACCTCAACGTATTTCGTGCCCCGCTGGTCCAGCTTGACTCTGGATACCTGACCGGCGAGCCGGAGATTGCCGAACCACATCACGCCGGTTTGTTGCGGTGGGCGCTGTATCGAGGATACTCAAAACGCGACGAAGATGCGTTCGATCCGGGTCGCGCACAAATCGCGCTGCAACAGTTCGAGCGGGAATTTGGCCCTCGGCCATCCGCAAGAGCGATCCGCCAACATCTCGACGGCCGACCGCATTCCGTGCGGGCAATTGGATTTTGATATGCCGGAAGTCAACCAAGAAAGATACAGGGATTGCGAGCAGCACCTGAACCGCCTTGATCGACTCGAAGCGATCATTTTGAATAACCAGGATCGAATTTCTCATATAGAGGAATCGAATCGAATTATGGCAAAAGTCATTGCGAATGAGGCGGCGAAGGAAGCAGTGAAACAGGTTTTCCTGATGATTAGCGTGAATGTCGATAGCGCGGAAAGCATGAAGGAGTTTAGAGAGAACCTGAGCTTTGCATCGATTGCGCATTCAACAGCGAAAGCAACGGCCATTGCTTTTATCACCACTGTCACCGGCCTTGTTTCGGCGGCCATCTGGTTTTCCTTGAAAGAAATGTTTTCCAAATAAAGCCGATTTTTAACCGATAACGCGAGGTTATGAAATGAATATCCGTAAGACGTTTTTATCCGCCATGGTCGGCCTGTCTTTGCTGGCTTCCGCCGGCTTTGTCCATGCCGCCGCCCTGACTAATACCTACGAAAACAGCATGATCGATTGGTTGATGCGGGCGCAGACACTGACCCCGCCGGCCACTGGCTACATTGCGCTATTTACTACGTGCCCTACCGATTCGACGGCTGGGACTGAAGTATCGGGCGGATCGTATGCCCGAGCTGCCGTTACCGCGTCACTGGCGAATTGGGCTGGGACGCAATCAGCGGGGAGTACGACCGCATCGAGCGGCACGGGGGGGACGACCTCCAATAACAACGCGATCACTTTCACTACCGCCAC